CTATCGCCCTTCGCCCTCGCCGGGCAGTTGCGCCCGCGAGACCACCGTATCCGGCGACACCGCAAACTGCGTAATCGCCGCGGCCTGCCTGTCGGCGCGTGACGACGAGCCGAAGAAATACTCCTTCGAGCCGAGCACCATCGCGATCAGAATCCCGAACAGGGTGTCGAGCGCGCGCATCACGCCGTCGTCGAGCCGGATCTGTCTGGCCGCCAGCAGGAACTCGAGCCCGATCACCGCGAAGAGCGCGACCGTATACATATAGGCGAGATTGCGCGCCGTATGGTCGTGCTCCGCCGCCGCAAAATTGCGTGCGCTCGCGCGATCGTCGGCCGCCACCCGGTCGGCCTGCACCTGGACGCCGGCCATGTTCTCCGCATGCGTGAACCCCGCCTGCCGCATCTTCAGCGCGAAATCGTCGTCGGCCTGCTTCAGCGCCAGTAACTGCTCGGGCGTCATCTGCTGGCCGGTCAGTGCGGACGTGACTGCATCGACCGAACCGTCGCCAAGTCCGAGCTTCCCCGCGATCGCCGAGGCCGCCATCGCAGCGATACCGGGTACCCCGCCCGTCAATGCGGTGACGAGCCACGGCGCGACCGTTTTCAGGACATCCATCATGCGCTCACCCCCAATGCACGGTTGAGCTGCCAGCCGTATTCGAACGTCTCGTTCTCCACGCGCTTTTCGGCACACTCGATGTAATAGACAGACTGCTGGGCGGTCACCATGCCCAGCAGCACCCGATGGCCGTCCGCACCCCGCGCGGCGAGAAACGCCTTCAGCGCCGCGACCGACATGGCGCCGATGCCGCCATCGACGGTGATATCGGCGAATGCACGCTGGTTCTGGTTCAGCACGTTCAGCGCACGCTGCAGGAAGCGCACGCCGGTCGCAGGCCCCGCGTTCACGCCGATGTCGAACAGCTTCTCCGCGAGCGCGGGCGAGATCGCGTCGACGAGATCGAACTTCGGCTGCTGCCAGTAGCGGCTGCGATAGATCTGCGCGGCGGTCGCGCGCGGCATGTCGCGCATCGGGCCGGTATAGCCGAACGCGCGGGCAACCGCGGCGGTGACGCCCCACATCGTTTCGCCGCCGGCGTCAAGCGCATTGTTCGCGTAGCCGCCCTCGCGGCCGATCAGCGCATCGATTTTTTCGTCAAGTGTCATTGCTTCGTTCCCTGTCTGGTTTCCCGCGTCATGGTCTGTTCCAGCACCTCGAGGCGCTGCTGCTGCAACCGGTTGAGGATGTCGCCTTCGTTGATGTGGGTGAACACCCACACGATCGAGCCGACGAGGAAGGTCTGGACGACGCCGAGCACGATCCCGAGTACCCACATCGCGCCCCTCGCCGTGTTCTTCATCGCCGCCACCCGGTCGTCGACGCCGCCGATCTGCGCCTCGAGCGCATCGCGTTCCTTCTTTCCCTCGTCGACACGCGCCCACAGCAGCTCGATATCCTTGCGCGCGTTCTGGTTGTGAATCGACATCTGCGCGAGCGCACGATCGAGCGCGGCGACCGGCTGCACCGATGTCTTGATGTCTTCGAGGCTTGCCGCGACGCTGCGCAGCTGCTCGCCGAAACGTGCGATCTGCACCGCCAGATCGTTGTTGTGCTGTTCACCCATCGGGCCGTCCGTCCAATAAAAAAACCGCCTCGCGTCCCCTATGCGGGCGCGGGCGGTTTGTGGTGATGCTGGTGGTGATCTTCTGTCGGTCAGTGCGGCGGCGCCGGCACCACGAGACTGATCTTCCTGCCCTTCTTTTTCCCGTGGCCGACCTTCGCCTTCCCGCTGTTCCCGGCATTCAGCTCGACCTGCGTTTCCCAGCTGCGCCCCGCGTAGGTGTTCGTCACCGACTCGACGAGGAAGTCGCCATCCGCCTCCTTCTTGAAGCCCTTGAGCGTCACCGTCTTCTCGGCCGCGAAGTCCGCCCGGCCGGTCATCGTCATCGTGCTTTTCGCGGTGTGGTGATTCAGCTTCTGCAGGCGGGCGTTCGCCGCGGCTTTCGCGGCTTCGGGGCTTGCGAACGCATGCCGCTCGGTGTGCACCGCGGATGCGCCGGGCGGCGCATCGGGGTTCGGGATCGTCAGATCGATCTTCCTGCCGGTCTTCGCGTCGTGCACCTTCGTGCGCACGGCGACGAAGCTCGCGCGGTCGGGAAACGTGATCTCGTAGTCGAGCAGCATGTCGGGTGTGAGCGTGATGGTCGGCAGTGGTTTGCCGCTCGCGCTCCGGCCCGCACCACGCCCCGCCACAATCAGCTTGCCCGCCTTCACCGTCGCCGTTGCACCATGCTGCCGCGCGAGCCGCGTGATGAAGTGCAGGTCGCTCTCGCCGAACTGGTCGGCACGCGGCACCGGTGCGTCGACACTGCACGCAGCCGTCCATCGGTTGCGGCGGGCGATGTCACCGACGATGTCCGCGAGCTTCACGTTCTCCCAGCTGCCGTACCGGTGCGTCTTCGCGGTGGCGCGCATGTTCGCGGGCTTGCCCCGGATCACCACGGACGCGGGCGGACCCTTGAGCGCAACCTCGTCAACCGCGTACTCGCCCAGGAACGACAGGCCTTTGCCGCTCCAGCCGAGCGAAATCCTGAGTGTGGCGCCCTTGGGTGGAAACTGGATCCTGCCGTCGCGATCGTCGAGCTCGATCTCGCACTCGTCCGACTCAAGCCCCGGCCTGTCCACCGTCCGGATGCGCAGCACGCGATCCTGGATCACGCGCGTGATGTCGTCGCCGTTCGCGACGATCTGGAAAATGGCCTGCATCAACTCTCCTAGGTCCAGAGCTGGACCGGTTCATCGCGCTGCACGTCGAGATCGGGCAGCGTGATGAGGATTCCCGCGGCAAACGGCTGCGTGCGTGCCGCGAGCCCCGGATTCGCTTCATAGACCGCCTCGACCACACCCGCGAGCGCTCCATAGAACGCGTAGCAGAGCTCGTCGAGCACGTCGCCGTCAGAGGTTCTTATAGTCTTCGCCATAGCGGCCGAACTCCAGGCTGAAGGTCTGTTTGCGCGGAGCGCCGTCCGACATCAGCGCCTCCTGCTCCTCGTCGACACCCTGCAGATACCAGCGGCCGAGCACCTCGCCATAGCCGGTCGTGAGCTGCACGGGCACCATCCGGTCGCCGATCGCGCGCAGGGCATCGATCTGCCTGGCTCCCGGCCCAGAGGCGGCGAACACCACGCCCGAGAGCGTGATCGTCTCGCCGCCCTGGCTGACCGCCTGCAGCGCCTCCTGCCGGTTCAGACGCTCCTGCGACGCCACCTTGTATTTGGTGGTGCGTCGAAGTTTGTCGAAGGCGGCGGTCGACAGGTTGAAGTGGAACGTATCGCCAGCATCGGACGTGAGCGTCATCAGGTGCGGCGTGGCGCCCGATGCGCCGCCGAGCAGACCCGACAGCAGCGCCCCGGCGCCCGTCGATGTCGCGAGCGATGCGACCGACGGCGTGTCCCTGATGCCCGCCCACGCATTGAACTTCGTGCGCACGTCACCGAGCGCCGTGTTCACCGAGTCAGCCGCCGACTTCACCAGCGGATGATTCGATGCGGTGGCGATCCTGAGCACGCTATTGACCGACGACTGCACGGCGTTGAAGCTGCGCACCACCGTGCCGACCTTCGGATCCAGATCGCCCGCCACCGACAGCGCACTGCCCGCGCCCGATAACAGTTCGGCGGCGCTCGTGAGGTTGCCGGTGGCGAGCTTCTGCAGCACCGCCACCGTGTTCGCGCTCGCCGCGCGGTTGCGTTCATACACGCGGCTCATGCTGCGCACGCGTTCGGTCGCGATGCTCGCCTGGGTTGCGGCCTGCGTGATCTGTCCTGTGAAATCCATCCTGCCTCCTACAGATGCGGGCTGTCGAACATCGCCGAGCGGTTGTTCTTCGCCAGTTCGTCTTTCATCAGGCGCTGCAGTTGCGGCGACACCTTCGCGAGGAAACGGTCCGCGGCGTCGCTGCCCGGCTCGCCCTGGAACGTGACGTGAAAGACCGGTGCGAAGGTGTTCTGCTGGTCGATCTTCGCCACAGGTTTGTCGGAACCCGGCGCTCTCTCAAGCGCTTTCGCTTTCGCGAGCGCCTCAGCCACCGGCGGCTGCTGCGCATCGTTGCGCGAGAACGCCAGTTTCGCGACCGCGCCGAGCGCCTTCTCACCAGCGAACGTCCCCAGCGCTCCGCCAGCGAGACCGCCGACCGCCGCACCGACCGGCCCGCCGAACGCGCCGATCATCGCGCCGACCTTCGCACCCAGCACGCCCCCGGCGAGACTGCCGGCGATGCCCGCGAAGCCCTGCGCCTTCGCCGCCCGCGTGTCGTCGCCGGTCGCGACCGCATATGCGTTGTTTGCAGCCAGCCCCAGCTTCAGCACGGTGCCCGCCATGGCCAGCTTGCCGGCATAGGGCAAAACGCGGGGCATCACGCGGCCGAGTACACCGCGAGCCGCGCCAAACACACGGGCAAAGCGTCCACCTTTGGACGCAGCACTGCCGGCCGATCCACCCTTACCCGCCGATGCCAGTTCGTCGGCGACCACACCCGCCGCGCCTCCGAACCCACCGGCACCGCCTGGCATGTTGACGACAAAGACGCGCTGTACGCCGGCCGACGCCGCAGCACCACCGAGCGCCTCGATCGCATGGCCAACGGGACCTGATCTGCCTCCGCCCTTCCCGTTCCCTCCACCGCGCGCAACGAGAATCGACCCGCGCGCAAGGTCGAGCGCACCGCGACCGATCTGGAAAAGTGACTTTGCGCCGCGATAGGCGATGAGGCTCGCTGCCACGCCCGCAACCGCCATCGTCGTTTTGGGCGCCGCATCGGTGATCCTCGTCAGCCCCTCGCCCGCTGTCTTCGCCGCGTGACCAACCGCGTCAGTCACGGGCCGCAACGCGTCGCCGATGCTGCGCATCGCATCGTTCCACTGCCGCCCGACCTCGCTCCAGATCTGCTTCGACGCATCGCGCCGGTCGGCGAGATCTTTTGCGATCCCGCCGCTTGCCCGCGCCGACTCGCGCTTGAGCTTCTGGTACAGGTCGGCGTTCTGCAGGTACGCGGTGAGCGCCGCCTTCACCTGCATGTCGTTGAAGAGGTCGCCCGTCTTCATCGTGTCTTCGAACGCAGCGATCTGCGCGCGGCGCTTCTCCGGATCGGATTCGCCGTTTATGCGCGTTGCGGCGTCGGCCAGCTGCTTCGCCCTGGCCGGGTCGGTACGCTCGATATACGCGCGCGCCAGAACGAAGGAAGCCTCGAGCGTCGACCAGCCCTTGCCGATCGCCTCGCGCATTTTGGCTTCATAGTCGACGCCGGCTTTTTTGTAATTACTCGCGGTTTCATTGGATCCGATCTTCGAAAACCAGTTTTTGAGGTTGTTGGCCGCTTCGTCTGCGGTGCCGGCTGTCTTCATCTGCACCTGCAGCATCGCGCCCAGCTGCGTGACCGAGTCCTGCCCGGTGATGCCGAGCTTCTGCATTTCGGCGAGCAGCACCGGGAACCAGCGGGCCATGTCCGCCGACTCGAACGAGCCTTCCTTGCCGAGAAACGCGATCGCCTCGAACGCCTTTGCCATCTGCTTCGGATCGGTGATCTTCGCGTTCTGCTGCAGCGCCTGGATCATCCTCGCGGTCTCGACCGTGGTCGCCCCCTGACCGATCGCGAACTTCGCGGCAAGCGGTGCGAAGTCGAGCGCGCGGCTCACGTCCATGCCGCCCGCCACCATCTGGTTGACCGCGTCGGCGAGCTCGTTGCGGCCGATGCCGTTGTCGCGCGCGTCGCGGCGGATGCGCTCGCCCATCGACGCTTCCTGCGCGGTGCGGGCGATGCCGGCCTTGATCGCGATGTCGCGGATGATCGCCTGATAGTCCGCCGAGATCGTCGCCGGCACCGCGACGGCGGCCGAGAATTTCACGGCATCACCAATCGCACCCCGCGCGCCCTCGCGGCCGGCGGCGATCCGCTCCTGCCCCGATGCCTTCAGCTCCAGACCGCGCACCGTGCGGCCGAGGCGCGTATACGCCCGGTCGAGCCGGTCGACCTCGATGCCGTTCTCACGCAGCGTGCGCAGGTTCGATTCAATCCTGCGGCGGATGCCGTCCGCTGCACGGTCGCCCGCCGCGTGCAGCCGGCGGAATTCGTCCTGCAGTTTCACCGTCTCGCCGATCGTGCGCTGCCACAGCCGTGTTTCATTCGCGGTCTTGCGCAGACCCACGATCCGCGAACTGGTCTCGGTGATCGCGCGGCCGAACGTCGCCGAGACGGCGCCGCCGATCACGATCCCGAGTGCAATGTCGTTAGCCATCACATTCCCCCATCCCGTTTGTCTGCTAGTCGGTGAGCCACCAGATCACCTCGTCGAGCGTCATCGCATCGATCGAGGCGGGTTGCACGCCGTGCTCCTTAAGCAGCCGTTTTGCCAGCGCCTTGAGCGTTTTCTGGCTGATTCTTGCCAGCGGATGTGAGGCGAAAGTAGGCATCCTGGACGCGGTGATAGTCACCGAGATCCATGCCCTCCAGGTCGTTGGGCGACACGCCCGCGAGCGCCGCAAAGATCGCCAGTTCCTGCCCTTCCTCGTCACCCGGCGCGATCTTCTGCGCCGCGCGCATGTCGCGCACCTTCGGACGCCGCAACGTCAGGGTGTCACGCACGACACCGTCGAATGCCACCGGATAGTCCAGTTTCACGGTGACGCTGTCGACGCGGTCGGTCGCGTTACTGACCACGCTACTGACCACGTTGCCCGCCACATTGCCATTCACATTGCTGTCCATCTGTCCCGCCTCAAATAGAAACGACGAGCCGTGCGGCCCGCCGTTCAGGTTAAAAAGTCACTTTGCCGCGAAGGCTGCATGCCGTTACATGCCGATCGCCTTGCGGATCTCGGCAAGCTGGTCGACGCCATTGATGATCCGCACCATGCCGAGCACATCGATCTCGTGCACGATCGCGCCGTCGATCTCCAGCTTGTAGTAGGTCAGCGATACGGTGAACTTGGCGTCGACCTTCTCGCCCGGTTTCCAGTCGCCGCCATCGACCTCGGAGAGCATCCCGCGAAACGTCGCGGCGACCGCCTTCGTCGCGCCCTTGATGTCGCGGAACGCACCGCGAAACACGCCGTTAAATGCGGTCGCATCGGCAAGACCGAAGAACTTCAGCACGTCGCGCTCCATCGTCGACATCTGGAACGCGGCCTCGAGCGCCTCCATGCCGAGATCGACCTTGACCGGCGCATCCATGCCGCCGGCGCGATGGTCGTCGGTCTTGATCTTCAGTTTCGGCAGCGTGCACTGCGTGGCGCGACCCGCGAAACCCTTGCCATCGCTATACACGTTGAAGTTATAAAGTGTTTCCGGAGTCACGTATCACCTCTCATGGATTGGTATCGAGCACTTCGGTCAGCCACTGGTTGGTGACCTCGAAGCGGAAGTTGGGGTTCTCTGCCGGCGGCACGTCGGTGAAGCGGATGTTCCAGTACACCTTGCCGTCCTCGAGCTGCGTCGCGGTGTTCAGCTCCGGGTCCGCATACACCTCGAAATTGATCAATGCGCCTTTGTTCTTCAGGTCACGCATGAACGCCTGCAGCCCCTCGGTGACGTCCTTCACGTACGTGGACGTGATGCCACGGTCGACCGCCCATTTGTGGCCGGCGAGCACCGCGTCCATCACGATGTCGAGCGTGCGTACGCGCGTGACGAACTTCCATTTGGCATCAGCCGAGAGCGTGCGGTTACCCCACAGGCGATACCCGCCGTCGCGGATGATCGTCGCGATGTTCGCGTTATTGAGCAGGTTCGCGCGGCACGTCTCGTCGCCGTCGAGAAACTCGATCGGCCGCTTCGTGCCCGTGATGTCGGTGATTTCCTTGTTCGACGGCGACGCCCAGAAACCGATGTTCGCGTCGGTCTGGCAGAAGAGACCCGCTGTATACGACGAAGCCGGCGCATCGACGTCGGCGTTGGCGGTCGTGTCCCACATCGTCGCACCGGGATCGACCATATAGAGCCGCTTGCTGCCGAAGTTCTGCGCGTAGGCGATCGCCGCCTCGTCGTCGGTGTTGGGGCCGTCGATGATGCCGATCGCGCGCAGCTTGCCGGCAAGCGAATCGATTGCGGTCGCGACCGCCTGCGTCGACGAGAAGCCAGGCGTCAGCAGCAGGCGCGGCTGCACGTTGTACTTCGATTTCGCGTCGAGCAGCGACTGCAGCCCGGTGCGCGCACCGCTGGCGCTGACGCCGCCGATGATCGCCGAGGTGAGCGCTGCAGGCTCGCCGCCAGCAGCCACGCCCGTGGCGACAATCACGGCCGTACTCTGCGCATAGATCGCGCGGGCCGCTTTCGCAATCGCACTGCCTTCGCCGAACGCGGCGACGGCCTCGCGGTAGCTCGTCAACTGCACCGGCACATTGGGCGCGGCCCGATCCGCTCCGGGCGTGTAGGTGTTGACCATGCCGACGATCGACGAGCTCGGCACGGCGATGGTGCGCGGCCCGGTGTCGACCAGCGACACGGTCACGCCGTGGAAAAACGAGGTTGCACCCATGAAGGTCTCCAGGCATCAGAAAAAATCAGGCAAAGAATCGGCCAAAGGATCGGCCAAAGAACCAGCCAAAGAAAAAGCCGCCTGGACAGGCGGCTTCGGGTGATGGAACGCGGGTCTCCGGCAACACGCCGGAACGGCGCTTACGTCACGAAATCGGGTGCACCGGGCGCATCAGGCAGTTCAACGTTCGGCCAGCCGGTCGCACCGGCGAGGTCACGCAGCGCCTGGCGATACCTGAGCAGTGCCGTGAACTGCCCGGCCGTAAGGGTCGTGCCGTCGCCGATCAGTTTTTCATCCTGATGCCGTGAGACGAGCCAGTCGGTCGCGGCTAGCGCACCATCGCGCCTCGCGCGCATCATGTCGGCCTGCTGCGCACGCGTCGGTGGCAGCGGATCAAATAGCGCCGGCATGCCGTCAGTGTCGAGCGCGATGCGCCTGCCCTGACCCTGTCCGTTGATCAGCTCCTGCCACAGCCCCGCCGTGATCCCGACCGCCGTGACGGCGTCCGGCACCGGACTGTCGACGCTGTCGTAAAAGCCGGTGATCGCGCCCTGTGCGTCGTATGCTGCAAATTTCTGTCCCATGATGTCCCTCAGTACCCGATACTGATCCACGAAATACCCGTTGAACCGGAAGACGCCGTGCCCGCGATCACGTTGAAACTGGTCTTGCTGCCGTTCCCCTGGAAACCCAGTGAGATGGACGCGGCATTCGGGGTGATCACGGTTCCTGTGTTGCCCGCAGCCAGAATGAACGCGTTGGGGTAAGCAACCGGCAGCGTGACTGTCTGCATGGATTGCGTTGCAATCGTGCTGGTGCCCCACTGGATGATCAGTCCGCTGGGTAGCTTCGCATAGCCGTTATTGGCAAGCGACTGCGAAAACGCATTGCGGCGGAACAGGAACGAGCCGCTGATGACCCAGGCGCCGGACAGCACCGTAAATACGCAGTCTTCGCCAGGGTTAAGCGCCACGCTCGTGACCAGCCCTGTCCCACTGTCGATCTGGTCCGCGCCCGCCGCGGAAATCGTGACGATCCCGCTCGACGATGTACTGACCTTGCTGCAATGGACGCTTGCCCCGTTAGGCAATCCGGCGATCGGCGGAAGCGTCGCGGCCTGATTGGCCGTGTTGTTAAAAACCACTCGCGAACCGATGTAACTGTTGTCCATCGTCGTCGATGCGACGGTGGCCTGACCCGAGTGAAGTGGCGAGTACTGAAGCCCGGACTGACTGAGAAACGCCGTGGTCGCAAGCTTCGTGCTGTTGTCGAACTGCGCCGGCGTCGGTGCCCTGGGCGTGCCCGTGAAAAGCGGCGAATCGAGCGCGGCCTTCAGCGCCAGCGCGTTCGTCACCGTCGTTGCGAAGTTCGGATCGTCGCCGAGCGCATCGGCCAGTTCCTTCAGCGTATCAAGCGTCGCCGGCGACGCATTCACGAGCGCAGCGATTGCGGCCTGCATGGCGACGAGCGTCGCGTATTGCGGGTGCGGGTTTTCTCCGCCTGCGTGCGCTTCCTGCTGCGCCCTCAGATAGCGCGTACGGTTCGCAAGCTGCTTTGCCTGCCGGTTGTCGACTCCGTCCGGGCCACCCATCACGGGGTCCGACGTTTCCAGCTGATAAACGCCCTCTTCCCACTGGGCGATTTCCACAAGGTCTGCCATCAGGCGACACTCCCTCTGTTGTATTGTCCATTGCGCATGGCGACGCCGTTATGGCGGATCGGCACCGCCGTGTAGTCGAGTACCGCGAGCAGGCTGCGCGCGGGTGCGTAGCGCCCGAGCACGGCCTTCAGCCTGTCCGCCTGATCGCGCGTGACGGGCTGCTGAAGCTTCACGATGTATTCGGCCCACGCGTTCGCGCGGCCGTGCACGTGGTCGCCATTGCGCATGATTGAACCGTCGCGACGTCGCGCGAGCCGCCCTTCGACCAGCTCGACCTCGCCGAAGCCGAGCCGGCGGATTACCTCCCGCACCGCCCACGGCGTGCCCTTCCTGCGGTGCAGAGCGAGCGAGCCCTTGATCAGCGCCCGCTTCGCGTCTTCGGATTCGGCCAGCTCCCACCCATCGACCGCAAGCGCCCACGCGAGCCACGGCAGCCAACCGGCCGGACACCGGTCCGCATCCCACAGCGTGCGCAGGATTTCCGGATCGACACGCGGCGCCATGACGATCGCGAGCGCCGTTTCCAGCGGGGTCTGGTTGGCCGGCAAAAGTGCGTCACGCATCGTCCACCTTCATGTTGAGCACGATCGACGTGCAGTTGGCGAACTGGCGCGGCGTACAGACAACGTGCGCCGCCGGCGACCGCAGCTCGACATCGATCACGCCGGAGTCAGGTGGATGCAGCGCACCGTAGATCGCGGAGAGCGACATGCCGGCACCCAGCTTGCGGGCACTGGCGATGGCCTTCCCGAGTGCTGCGCGTCGCGCTTCGAAAACGGCCTCACCGCCCGGACCGCTTCCTACATGGACGTCCGCCTCGACAGCGAAATCGACGCGCTCGCCGGCTGTCACCAGCACCTCGTCGTTCAGCGGCCGGACATCCTCGGGCGAGACCGCTGCCGTCACGGTGTCAATCAATGCCCGGTTGGGCACGCCATCGCCTATCGCCGACAGGAGCGTCAGGCGGACGACGCCCGCCTCGGGACGATCCACCTTCACGTCAAGCACATCCGCGGAGGCATTCATGGCCAGCGCGACATAGCTGCCGGATGGACCGGCGACCGTCGAGCGCTCGATCGACATCTGCGTGCGCAGCTTCAGCCGGTCGTCGCCTTCGAGGGTCGGCTCGACTGGCGGATTCGCATCCGCATCGCCAGGATCGATGGTCGCGCGTTCGATATCGAGCAGCGCCGCCAGATGTTCAAGATCGGCACCCGTCGAGAAAGCCAGCATCACCGCGCGTGCGGCGTCGTTCACTCGCGCACGAAACCGCACCTCGCGGTAGGCCGCAAGCTCGATCAGCTTCACGACGGGGTCCGACTCGAGCGCCGCGCTCCAGTCGGGGTAAATGCTTCTGAAATGCACGAGCTTCTCCTGATAGATATCCTCGAAGTCGAGCGTGTCGACCAGATCCGGCGGATCGATCGCACTCAGATCAATGGTTGTCACGTGCTCACCTCGAAAACTGCGTCGTCGCCTTCGTAGACGCCCTGAATGCGGAACGTCACCTTGCCGTCAACGATCGATGCGACCGTGACGCGGGAGACCCTGATGCGCGGCTCCCACCGCCCGATCGCGCGGGCCGCTTCCGCCTGCGCGGACGAAATCCAGCCGCGCGTTACCGGCAGATCGACCATGCGGGGAATGTCGGAGCCGTATTCGGGCCGCTCGCGCCGCGTGCCCTTGCGCGTCGAGAGAATGTCGCCGATGCTCTGCTTCAGGTGCGCGATACCGGTGATCGGTTTGCCCGTCTGTCGGTCCATGCCGACCAGCGCCGTACCCGCGCCCATCGTCAGGCTCCGTCCGCGACGCGTTCGAAATCGGGATGGCGCTCGAGCAGCGCGAGTTGTTCCTGATCCGATGCCGTCACGGTGCTTTTCTCGACGCTCAGCGTGCAGCCGTCGGACAGCACCAGCGTGCGTGACCTGAACGCCCTGTCGCGGAAAGTGACTGGTACGGTATCCACGGCAATGGCCAGTGCAGGATCCGGAACCGGCATCGGAACGTCGTTATCTTTTGGCATGTCGGGACTCCAATAAAAAAGCCCCGCAAAAGCGAGGCTGGGAAAACTGGATCGGGTTCGGCGGCAGGTCCGCCCGAAGGTGGGCTCCGTCTATGCGGGATCCCCGTCGATGCCGGTCCAGGGGTGCGCCGGCGGTGCTTCCAGATGCTTGTTGGCGTTGAAATGCCACTGCAGAAGTCCGGGTAGCCAGGCGACGGGAAAAACGTAATAGACGGCGGGCCGTCCATGCGAATCGACAGGCGATGTGATATCCCGCGCGGCACCCTGAGTCTGATCCGATGCCTTGAGAAAAAGCCTTGCGGTCTGCTGCTGCACCCTGTTCACATAGGTTGCCGCGGCCCCGTCGCCCTGGTAATACAGGCATTGATTGTTGTCGAGAGCCAGCGTGACTCCTTGCGGAGTATGGCTGATGATTGAACGTACAACGGTATCTTCCAGGCCCATTTTTTCTCTCCTGTTAAACGGGATTCAAGGCTCCGCCATCAACGTGTGTCGGACAGCCGCCGTGCCCAGGCCGTGGCAGCATCCGCAAACGGCCGTCAGCGGCGAACCACAAGAGACTGCAGCCGGTCAGGCACGTGATCAGACTTTGCCCTTCGACGCGCGACCTTGAAATAGTCCTTCCGTCATGGGTTGAACAGCACGTGTATGAGCCTCAAAGAACAGGAGCAAAGTCGCTTTGCAGTACTCAGACAGGCGGATCAGTCAGCGCCCCCGCACCGTTACTCGTATGCTTGTGATCCGGCAGCGAAATTCCCTTCGATTTCACGGTGCCGGTGAAGTTGGCGTCGCCGTCGATCTCGGATGCAGGACCGCCTGTCGCGTTGCTGCCCGTCATGCCGCCCTGGAACGTCAGCCGCTTCTGCGTTGTACTGTTACCCGTGAACGTCGAATCCGGCGCATCGACGAGCAGTTTCGGCGCGGCCTGCGTAATGCCGTCCGCCGTCAGTTCCATCTGCGTGTCACCGATGCGGAAAACGATCCGGCCGCCAGCGGGAACCGACAGGACATACTCGTGCGCGTCGTGGTCATAGTGTTCATGCGCACCGTCCGGCCAGTCGGTCGCCGTCAGGCTCCCGGCATTGCCGTTTGCCCCGCCGTGCGTGTCGCTGTAGAACCCGGCCAGTACGAACGCGCCGGCAAGTGTGCCGGACGGCGCCAGCACGACAGCCTGCTCACCGACAGACGGCGGACACCAGGTGCGAACCCGTCCGGCCGCAAACGTCTTCCACGGCAACAGCGCACTGACCCACTCGCCGTTGCGGACCCGGCAGCGCGGCGGGTCGTACTGCACATCGTCGATATAGCCCGCCTGCACAATGCTCGCGATCAGGCGATCGATTTCGCCAATCTCGTAGTCGCTCATGTGGCTATCCTTCGGACAGGTCCTGTGCCGGATTCAGGTACTCCCCGCCCGGCGCGGTGCCCGTGTCAGGATCGACGCCCCACAGCACCGTGGAGCCGGCGGACGGAAACGGCGCAGCGACATCGCCGAGATCAAACTCGTGCGTCCACTCGACGAGCCAGACGAGATACGCGTCAAGCTCCGGCTTGAACGGATCGTCGCCGATCTGCACGAGCTTCGCCGGTGTCACTGGCACACCCCACGTCTGCGCATGCACCGCACACGCGATGCGCGCGGCCAGCTCGCGCACCGCGAGATCCGCATGCAGCCCAAGCGGATCGCAGATCGCCCGCGCCTGAAAACGTCCGATCAACGACGTCTGACCGGTGCCGGGATCGTGTCCCGGTTCCATTTCCGACATCTCGAGCGCAATGCTCGGCGTCGGAATCTTCCGGCCAATGCGCGGATACGCATCGATCGGCGAGATATCGGGGAGCGCCGCGCGCAGGCCGTCAATCATCGCGTCATGCAGCGTTTTCAGGTTATCGAGCACGCCGGATACCTCCTATCGCCTTCTGGATTTCGTAGTTCACTTCCTGCCGGAGAATCGTCATCAGTCGCGCCTCGCACATCTGCGCTGCGCGACGGAACGCCGGGTCGCCGGTCTTCGACCAGTTCACCGTCACGACCTCGAACGGCGTGCGGGCCTTGCCGGTTCGCTGGTAGATCGGCCCGTCCGGTTTCGCCTTCGTCTGCCGCCATGCGCCGTCGAAGGCGAAGCGCCCCGCGCGCATGCCCTTTTTCGTTTCGCGCACGGAACCCAGCCGGTGGGCTTCGACCGGATTCAGCCCGAGCCAGACCTTGCCGGTATCGGCCGAACGCATGAAGAAGTACAGCCGGCTGCGGATCACTTTCTGCGGGATCTGCGTGCCGCGGGAGACTTCCTTGCCCGTCTGGCTTTTGATCCACGCCGCAGTCTTTCGCAGCGTGCGACGCCACGCAGCCTGCATGGCGGACGGTGCTAATCCCTGCAACGCGGCGGTCACTTCCCTGACGTCGATCTCGACCTTCAGTGCATCCATCAGCAGAGCCTCAACGGAATCTCATCAACGGGGTCTTAGCAGCAGCACGGTCCACCCCGTGCCGTCGGGTTGCAGTTCGAACACGACATATTCGTCGCCGCCGACGGTCACGATGCTGCCCTCGCGGATCGCGACGGCGTCCGCATCGCGCACGCTCACCTGCGGATGCTCGAGCTGCGTGCGCTGCCGGCCGAGATCCGGACCGAGCCACGGTGCGGCGAACATGCCGCGCAGCGGCTCGCCGTCGACGGTGATGTCGTCGTCGGCCAGATCGCGGATCACGGCGTCGTCGAGATCCGCGACCAGATCACGGAACGCCATGCGTGTCTCCTCAGACCGTCAGCTTGATGACGGCCTTCGGACGCGTGCACAGGTGGATCGGATTGGACTGCGCCTCGAGCTCGACGCCCTTGCCGAAATCCATCAGCTCCTGTTTCGCGTAGTACGGCAGGCCGTTGGTGTTGACCGTTTCCATGTAGTCCGCCGGCGCGAAGCGGGTGATGAACAGATCCGGCACGCCTTCGGGCACGGCCCACGCTTCATCGTCGGCCACATAGCCGATGTCGCCGACGCGTCCGCGATAGCGCTCGAAGGTGCAGCCGCCGAATTCGAACGTGTCGCGCGGGTCGCCTCGCAGCGCCGACGCCATCGCCGTATTGAGGTAGGTCTCCTTCAGCGCCTTATGGGCAATGAGAAGCTTCCAGAAGTTTCGGCCGCACAGCATACGCACGCCGGTGAAGGGCGTGTTGCCCAGGGCATCCTCGATCGCGTCGAGCAGATCCGCACACTTGAGGCGCACCTCGGTGTCGGTCTTGCCCAGTTCGAAACTGATCACGGTCTGCTGGATGCCGAAGCGATCGAGCAGGTCCGCCACGACGGATTTGCCGTCGGCGTCGAGAATCAGCCCCTTGACCGCGCCGATGCGGTGGAATTCGTGCGTCGCGTCGAGCTGGCGGCGCATCTTGGCGAGGCGTTTGTTGATTACGGTCTGGATTGCTTCGAGCTCGGTTTCCGAGCCGAATGCGCGCAGGTTCTGGATCTCGTCGGCGCCGATCGTCGCGCGCTGCGGCAGGTGCACCGTGTTGAACGGAATCATGTTGCGCTTGCTGCCGACGACGACGGCGCCGGAAGCACCACGCTGCCCGGTCGGCACGAGTGCCAGCGTGTCGCCGTCGCGCTCGATCTGCACCACGGTGGTCGTGATGCCTTCTTCCTCGAAGAGGCCGAGGGTCGCGAGCCGGCTGGGCACCTGCGGCTGCTCGTTGATCGCAGCGCTGAGCGACGACAGCGAGAACGCGTCGTCGTTGAGAAGGGCGATATCCGCCATAAGATTCTCCTGAAGTGGATATGTGGTGCAGCCGTCGAAGTTCGGCGACGGCCGGATTTTCGAAAGGACGGCGGGTTTAGCGCACGATCACGTAGTGCGCGGCGAGATCGCTGCGCGCGGCTGCGTCGAGGCCCGTCAGGCGCGCTTCGGCAACCTCGGCGAGACGCACGATGCCGACGGCCGGACGTGGACTCTCGGATGCGGGCAGCGGCGCATACAGGATCGCCGTGGCGATTTCCGAGCCGTCCGCCGCAGTGTTGTTGTACGGCGCATATTCGCCAGTGCCGGTCGTGCCGAGCAGTTGCCCGGCCGGCAGCGCGTCGCCTTTCACGACGACAATCTGCTCGCGCGAGATGCGGCCCGCGCCTTCCGAGAGAAGAAACTCGCGGGTGTTCATGCCCTGCGTTTTGATGGTGGTCATACCGTTGCTCCTGTGTGCGCCTGATACGAACAGGCCGTTATCAAAGTGACTTTGCGACGCCCCTGCGGGCGGCGTAGATCGACGACGCCTTCGGCCCCGGCGTCGCACCCTGCACAGATCGGCCGGCCTCATGCGGGACCGGCTGCTGCCGGTTGTTCACACGCGGCTGGGACTGCGTGACGCGATCGAACAGGCGCGCGCGTACCTGATCGGGATTCAGGCCATCGCCCACGAACTGCGCCGTGAGCTCCGGCAGCTTCGCCGCCAGACACAGGCCGGCAATGTCGGCCGCGTTCCGGATCGCCGCATCGATGGTGGTGCGATCCTTCAATGCGGTGAGCGTCACGATGCTTTCCGCGCACATGGAGAGGTTCGCTGCGCGGCAGGCATTGAACACGTGGGCGGCCAGCACGCCGGGCTCTTCCTGCGTCGTCACCGGCTCGGGGGGCGCGGGTTCCGGAGGCGTCGGCGCGGGGGGATCCTCGACGGGCGGCTCATGTGCGCGTGGATCCACGGGCGGCGCATCACCATCGCCCTCGACCAGCGCCTGCACCGGCTCCGGCGGATGCCTGAAGCGGGCAAGCAGGCCGGCCGCATTGCTCGACGCGGCGAGTCGCACCGGCTCCTCGATCACATCGCAAAAGCCAAGCGACTGCGCCTCGAGCGCCGTGAGCCACGTCTCGGCATCCATCATCGCGGTGAGCTCCTCATCCGTCTGGCCGCTCTTGCGCCGGTACGCCGCGAGAATCCCGTCGCGCGCCTTGTCCATCATGTCGGCCGTGCTGCGCAGATCCGCCGCCGAACCGAGCGCAATCGTCCACGGGTTGTGAATCATCAGCATCGCGTTTTCAGGCATCACGACCTGGTCGCCCGCCATCACCACCAGGCCGGCGGCGGACGCCGCCACCCCATCGACGCGTGCGGTCACCTTGCCGGCGTACCTTCGCAACGCGTTGTAGATCGCGAAGGCGTCGAACACGTCGCCACCCGGCGAATTCACCGCGACGATGACCTCCGTTGCGCTCGCCGCGGCGGCATCGAGCTGCGCGATAAACGTCTTTGCATCGGTGCCCCAGAATCCGATCTCGTCATAGATCCGGATCTCGGCGACGGCCGCGCCCTGCGCGTTCGTCATCGCCCTGATGTCCCACCACTTACGGTTTTTCATCTACGGTTCCTGCTTCTGAATAAGCGTATCGGGTACCCCATCGCCCGCGATGTCGCGTGAGCGGGGATCAGTGTCGTAACGCAGGCCAAGCGCATCGGCCCGCGCGTTATCGGCGGCGTTTTCTCCATCGACCTGTTCCGGGTCTTCGCCCTGTTTGAGGATCGACGCCGAGCGGCTCGTCAGCCCCGAGCGGATCGCGAGCTTCTGCGCATTGACGTCCTGCACCGGGTGGATGTACGGCCAGCCCTGCGGCACCCAGCGCACACGCAGGTATTCACGCCGTGTGCGATGGAAGTCCGGCATCGGCATGGCGCCCGACAGGGCGCACGCGTCAACCCACCACGCCCACGCGCGGCGGCAATACTGGTGAATGAAGACGTTCCACTGCAGCTGCTCGATCGAACGCCGGAATTCGTTGAGCAGCACCCGTAGCACGCGGTCGCCCACTTCACGCAGGTCACCGGTGAGGATCTCGTACGGCATGCCGACCGATGCCGCGGCGGCCATCAGCTGCTGCCGCATGAACGGGCCGTAATCGGCTCCGGCGCCGGGTGGCGTCGCAAAGCGCATATCCTCGCCCGGCGCCAGTTCCTGCACGGTTCCGGGTTCCAGTGACACGACCGGCGAGAACCCGTCCGAATCAAACACCAGCCCCTCGCCCGTCACCGGATCGCCAGTGAGCCCCGGCTCGGCATTCGGCTTGACGAGGAAGCCCGCGAACAGGTTGCTGATCTCCTGCCGGAACAGCACGGCGTCGTCGAAGTTATCGAGCGAGTGCAACCGCAGCAGCACCGTCGACAACTCGGGCACGCCGCGGACTTGCCCGGCACGCAGCGGCTGGAATACGTGTGCAACGTCGTCCGCAGAAACCGGCACGGTCACCAGACCACCGGTCGACATCCGGTTGTATTCGCCGGGATGACGACGCAGCAGGTGATAGGCGACGCGACGATCGTCTGCGTCGTACTCGACGCCGTTGATGATCTCGCCACCGTTCGGCCGCAGTTCGTTTTTCTCGACCGGCAGCAGGTCGCCTTCGAGCACCTGAAGCTGCAGCGGGACCGGTAGCCCGTCATCGGGATGACGCATGCGACGGCGCACCAGCACCTCGCCGTCGCCAAAGAACGCACGCGCCGCGAGCGTCTGCTGTCCATAGAAGTCGAGCAGGCCGTCCGCGTCGGACTCGCCGACCCAGTCGTCCCACAGCTGCTTCTGCTGTCGCCGGACAGCGGGATCCGGGTGTTGCGGATGCGGCTGGATACCCGTGCCGATCGTGTTCGACACCAGCCGCGCGATCGCCGTCTTCGCCCACGGGTCGTTGCGGATCGCGTCGCGCGCGCGGCTGCGGATGAGCGGCAGGTTCTGCACCGCTGCGGCGTTCGGCCCGGCGCCCGAAGTCTGCCACGATCGCCCGCGCGCACCGGCCGAGCTGGCGGCCTCGTACGCTGCAGCCTTCAGGCGTGTCGGCATGACGAAACCGCGCTTCGCGAGTGACGGATAGGACGGCTTCATCGCACCCCCTTGCCGCCGTGCCGAAGACGAAACACGCGCGAGCGCGGATTCGCACGATCGAGAGCGCGCACAATCTCGGTCTGCGCTTCACGCAGTTCCGCAATCGACCGGTAACGGACCTTGCGGTCCGCGTACTGGACTTCGAGTTCGCCCTTCGCTATCGCGGACTGGATGCGGGCGAGATCCGCCGCTGTATAGGCCATACCGTGCTCCTGTGATGTGCTGCTACCGGCGCTTCAGATAGCTCGACCGTGCAGTGCGACGGCCCTGAATGCGCGAAACCCCGCTCAGGGGCGGGGTTTCAGGTGTGTTGCTGGTGTTGCTGGCAACTGGAGTCGGTGGCGGCGGATCGACTACCACCTCCGGCAAGCCGGTGGCAACAGGCACCGTGTCGAAGAGCGATACCTGCGACAGGCGCTGCTGTTCGATCATCCAGTGCGCCTCGGTCATGAGGTGCGTCTTGATGCTGCGCGCCGCATGCAACGCGTACACCTCGCAATCGAGCGCCTCGTTACGTGCCCCGGCCTTCTTCTGCCAGATGCGTTTGCTGCCGGTACGCCCCGGCACCTTCACTTCCGCGGTGAGCTGCTGCAGATAGTCGGCACGCACGCCCCTGTACCAGTGCATGCGGCCGGCGCCGTCATCTTCGAGTTTGAGCCGGTTATCGAGAATCAGATCCTTGGCCTTGCTCACACCCACCATATACGGACGCAGACCGTACTTCGCGGCCTTGCTGTTGTTGCGCACGGAATCGACGGGCGCCTTCGGTACACTGAATATTTCCGCATCGATCTGCTTTGCGCCCTTGATCGCCATGATGTTGATGCCGCGCTTCTGCGCGACGCGCACATAGCGGTAGACCGCATCCGAGGTCGAGCCATCCGACGAGTCGATCGATGCCGCCTTTACACGCAGCACCCAGCCGTTCGCATGCCGGTAGCCCTGCGTGATCAGATCGGTCAGTGCACCCCAGACGCCGCCGACCATCGGATCGGTGCCCTGCTCGAGCACGTTGCCGTAGATTTCATCCCACAGCACCAGCCAGCTTTCTTCGCCGCGGCCCCAGGCGCGCAGCACGATCGCGATCCGGTCATGCTGCACGTCAATGCCGGCGGTGAGCACCAGTGCGCCGGCCGGCACGGTGAAGACGCCGTAGTCGAGCGCACGCTCGGCGAGCAGATCGATCTCGGGGATATCGCTCTCGTATCGGTACGGGCGGCCCTCGGTGTTGTTGACGAACGAGCGCATCTTCGTGTCGTCGCCCGCGCGCAGCGCTTTTTCCGCGACGAGCCGCTTCTTCACGAGTTCCGCGAGACGCGAGCCAGGGAAAGGCGACACGAGTTCATTGAGCCGGAAGCCGGCGACGCCGTGAAACGCGGCGGTCGCCACCCACCGCCCGCGCCGTACGGCCCGAAAGCGCGCGGTGTCGTCCCACAGACTGCCGCAGAACGGACACGCGTAGCGCGCGGACTCGGGCGTGGCCAGCCCGAACACCTCATGCGGTTTTTCGGCATTCTCCAACCAGGTGACGTTATCCCAGGCCAGTTCGTGCTCTTCGCCGCAATCCGGACACGGCACCAGATACCGGCGCTGGTCCGACGACTCATAAGCCTGCGCGATCCGCGAGAAGCCCTCGATCGTCGGTGTGCCGCCAAAGATGACCTTGCGACGGCTGTTCGAATAGCTCTTGGTGCGCTCCTCGAGCAGCGTGATCGAATCGCCCTGCTCGCGAACGTTCTCGTTGGTTTCGTCGGGCTCTTCGACTGCCACCACCGGCGCGGGCGTCGACTTCACGCTCGACGCCGAGTTCGACGTAATGAATTTCAGAAAGCCGCTCGCAAAAACCTTGTTGTCCCATCGCTCGTCGCGGGCGCGACCCGCATGCGCCGGCAGCTTGTCCCGCAACCGCGGCGTGACCTCGACCATCGGCTTGAATTTCTCATCGTTGAAGTCCTTCGCCGACTTCTCCCTGGCGAACATGATGATCATCGGGCACGGATCGATGTCGATGCGCCGCCCGATGTAGTTCAGCAGCACGCCATCGGTCCAGGCCACCTGCGCCGACTTCATGCATACGACCTTCTGCACGCGCGGGTCGTCCAGCGCTGCATGCATGCCGTGCACCCACGGCGTGATGTCCGGATTGTATTTACCGGGCCGCGCCGTCGCCTTCGCACTCAGACGGCGGTAACGCGTGGCCCACTGCGTCGTCCCGATCTTCTCGGCGGGCTTCAGCAGCTTCGCCAGACGCCGGATCACTGCGCGCACTGTCTGCGTCGTATCGAGCCATCTGCTCGAGACATCCATTGATGTGTTCATTCAGCAGTTCGACGTCGACGTCGATCCCATAAAGCGTGCGCAACTCGTGCGCGATCCTGTCCGGCAGCGACAGCAGGTCCGAGCGGAACGCGCCGACCATCTGGCCGTAAGCCCGTTCCAGCTGCTCCGCGTTGACGAGTTGCCCTTTCTTTTCCGCGAGGGTCAATAACTTGATTTCGCGATCGACCCGCTCCGTCATCGCGCGCTCAGCGACGAGATCGATCCCGTTGTTACTGCCACGACCAGCCGCCATTTCACGAAGGTGGCGAATGTACGCGATGCGCACGTCGTCGACCGACGCCTGCCGGTAGTCGATGCCGAGCCTGTCGACGAGGCGTGAAACTGCCGACTGGTCGAGGTCCAGGTGATCGGCGATCTGCTGTTGGGTTGGCATGAATATGACCCCCCCTGGGGAATCACCAGTAGAGAAAAAACGCGGGTGCGAGCCCCCGTGTCCTGAGCGGCTATAGGGTCCCCGGCAGGCAAATGCAGAACGAGGCAAAACGAGGCCGGACCGCCCGGACGACGTCGCGGCGCAATGGCTGGCACCGCGCAGAACCTGCCGGCCCGGCCGCGACGGCGCGAGCACTACACCGCTCCAATGCAAAAAGCCCCGAGGCTCACGCACTCAGGGCTTCACAAAAATTCAGGGCGAACGACTCCACCGTACTCAACAGGCTCCGTTAATTCTTCTTTTGTCCCGAGGAGGTTGCACGACTCACGCGCGGTGCCAGCGAATTCATTTGTCCACCAAACGAACGCGAGTCTAGTCGTGTGTTTTCTGAAATGCAAGCGTCAGGCACCACGCAGTCCTCGCCTGAACTGCGCTTCGGTGATCGAATCAATCTGCGTGAGCACTGCGCCGAGCCATTCGAAGCGCGCGGCCCACCGACGATGATACTGATCGAGCGGCACGCCCAGTGCCTGCGCACGTTTCGCGGCATTGACCGGTTCCTTCCCGCTGCCGTTGCAATGCGTGCACAAGTGCGGCACTTCCGCGAATGGACGCTCTTCGTAGAAGCCCTTTCCGTAACACGTGGGACAGGGCTCGCGATCATTGATCGGCCAGCGCGAGAACCGCAGGCGAGCATCGATGGCATCGCGTACCGGCCGGCACGATCTGCAATCAACGCGCTGCACGATTCTGCCGCCACCGCCGCGCATGCCCCGACCGCCGCACACCGAACACTGATCGGCAATCCATTCGACGATTGCACGCTCGGCGAAGCGCACAAGCAACGACGGACCATCCGATGCAGCTTCACCGTCACGCTTCGGGTCACGGAACTTTGCATCGCGGAACTTTGCACCCGCGGATTTCCCGCGTCTATAGCGACTGCCGTCCGCGATTCTCGACGCAAGCAGCAGCGACGCGCGGTGCAAGGCACGGCGCCGCAAATCCTGACCGTACTTCATGTGCCACAGCATGTTGCCGAGCTCGTCGACCATCGCGAGCGCACCCAAAGTTACTTGTCGGTCCGGCGCGACATCGGCAAGCTGCACGCGCACATTCATCGCAATTCCGGCTCTTTCCTTCAGTTCGCTCATCGATCAACTCCTCTCTGTCCCAATGTCCTGATGTCCCAAGGGAAAAAGGTCAGGCGTGCGGGCGCAGCGCGCGACATGCGTGCTGCACACGTCGCGCATGTCGCACGCCTGCGCACCCACGTGAGGGCGACCCCTGGGACGTTGGGACACGGGCCGGCTCCAGGCACAGCGGGCCGCGCGCCGACGCTGGCGCAGCAGCGCGCCAAAGCAACGAACATGGCGCGCTGCGCGGTATTCGACGTCACCATGAATTCGCGCGTCGCCATACGGTCAGAGCGGGCTGTCATCGTCATCACCGGCTGCCACCGCGACCGCCGCAACCGCTGCGACCGCATCAGCGGCGACGGGTGCCTCTTCTTCGGGGACGTAGTACCAGCCGCGCTTGCCCGTCGACTCCCGCTTGCGCACCCAGCCGAGTGACTTGAGCGCCTTGCCCACGCGCCGCTGCTCAGGAAGCGTCCACTTGGACGTATCGAGCTTCAGGACGTCGGCGAGGATCTCCTCCATCGTCGTGCGCGATGAATACTCGATCGCGCGCGCGATCTTGTCCTCGTACACGTCGCCCTCATAGCGTTCGGTCTGCTCGATCTCGAACAGGGGCCGCTCTTCTTCGGTCACGTGCCAGATGACGCGCCGGCGATACAGATGCACGGCTTCTGCCCACAGCTGGTCGCGATCACGCCGCAGCGCCTCGATATCGACCGGGCCACCGACGCGGATCGGCCAGTAACGCCGGTTGCCGGATTCGTCTTTCAGGTACGTATCGAAGTTCACCGAGCCCGCGAAGACACCCTGCCGGTGCACGTCGGTCGCCCGCTTGCCGTAGAAGTTCCGGAAGCGGTCTGTCTCGGTCGCAAAGAAGCTCTTTGCCGCCGACGAATCGCTCTTGTTCAGCGAGTCGAGCTCGGCCAGCTCGATGATCCACTTGCCCGCCATCACCGCGTACGTGTCTTTCTCGCCGATGCGGATCGGGGAGTTCGTGTACCACGGCTTGCCGGCCAGCACCTCGAGCGCGGTCGACTTGCCCCATCCCTGCTTGCCTTCGAGAATCAGCACGTTATCGGCCTTGCAGCCGGGCTGCATGACACGCGCGACGGCGGCGATCATCCACTTCATGCCGGCAAGCTGCACGTATTCGCTGTCGGCGACATGCAGGTACTTCGTCGGCCACGAACGCACGCGCGGCGTGCCGTCCCACATCAGGCCTTCGAGGTATTCGCGCACGTCGTGATAGTGATGCTGGTCGGCGACGAGCAGCACGGCGCTCATGACGATGTCCTGTCGCACCGCGATCCCGTACGACTGGGACAGCCACAGTACGCACCGGATATCGTCCATGTCCGACCATTCGCCGAGTTCACCCTGCTGGAAGGGTGGCACCCTGCGCTTGACGACGCGGCCCGCGAAGTCATCCTGGGCGATCACACCCTGCCACGATTTGTGATTGGCGAGGATCAGGTGCACGTTGCCGAGCGTGGGGAGCAAGGTGCCTTTGTCCGAGCGCGCGAGCTTCATCTCCCACGTATGCGCGCCGTTCTCCGCCTCCCGACCGTCCCATTCCTCCGGTGCTGCGCCAGCGGACGTTGGGTGCGGAGCACCTTCCGCACCAGTCACCGAGCGTGTGCCGTTCGCCGCCATCGGCGACACAACCCCTGCCGCTTCCATACGCTCCAGCAGCCGCGCCGCGCGGTTATGACCGATACGCAACTCACGCTGCACAAGCGAAACGGACGCGCGCGATGCCTTGCGTACGACAGCAACAGCCTGCGTGTACAGCGGATCATCCGTCGATTCTTCGGCCTGCAGGTGGGGATACGGCAGGATATCGTCGGCGGCAGGCGCGAGGGCGCCGAGCAGGGCCGACTGGATCTGCTGCCTGACCACGTCGAGCCCTTCCTCGCAATGCAGATCGTTGAAGTCGGTCAGCTTCCGCTCGCCGCGATCGGCAAACCGCGGGAACACGACGCTCGCATTGCCGACCTCGGCTGCCGCTTCGTACGCGTACTTCAGACCCGTGTTCTCGAAGCGCCTTTTGCGCTCAGGCATCACATCATTGCCATAGCTCAGCTCGATAAATCCCACGCCGTGATTGTCGCGCCTGAACTGCGCGCGCACCCTGTACCACGTCTGTTTCGTCTCGATACGTATGGCGTCGGCACCGATCACGAGTTCGCCGTCATAGCCGAACTCGTCGGCGAGGTGCTCGCGCAGGCGCTGTTCGATCTTCCAGTCGTCGTCCGCGCAGATCAGCAGATGCAGGTCCGGACAGGTGTCGCGCAGGTATCGCGCAGCGGGCAGGATGCCGGCCGCGTCGAAACAGACCGACAGCGGCACCGCATCGTCCGTTGCCATGCGGATCGAGCGCCCGGTCGCGTAGCCTTCGGCGATCATCGCGACCCTGTCGTCCGCCGCAATATCGCCGAGAATGAACGAGGCTCCCTTCTTTTCCATACCCTTGTTGAAGCGCTTCGCGCCTTCCGGCGTGATTTTCTGCAGGCCGACGAGGCGGATACCGTCCGCATACTGGAACATTGGCACGAGCAGCGTGCCCTCGTCGTCGAAGCGCACGGCCTCTGGCGTGATCTGCTTGCGCTCAAGATAGGCCGACGCGCCCTCGTCGCGTGCCTTGTGCCACTGGCTGCGCGCACGGTTCGCTGCCATCTTCGCGGCATGCGCGCGTTTTTCGGCTTCGATGCGTTCCGCCGTTTCCTGGCGCTGGCGGGCCGCATCGATGTCTTCCGGTGTCAGGGCTTCACCCTGCCACTGGAACGCCTGTGCGCCGTTGTCGTTACCGGACCACCGGCCGAATGCGCCGGTATAGCCGAGGATCAGACCGCCGCGCTCGATCCTGTGCAGCGAGTACCAGTACTTCTTGCCCGGACCGTATCGATGCGGCTTGCCGTCGTCGACGGGATGCCCGTCGGGCAGCGCGGGATGCCCTGCCGACTGGAGCTGCGAAATGATCTGGTCTAGCGAAGACATTCGAGAATTCTCCTTTCGAGTTCGCGTTGATGAGAGAAGGAGCGCCAGGCGGCACGTCCGGCGACATAGGTCTGTCGCCCCGACGAGGCCCGTCGCGGTGTTGAATGGCGACGGCGCAGCAATGAACTGGCACTGTGCAAAGTCACTTTGTCTCCGTGGCGCGGCCCGCGCGCAGTCGATGCCATTCGGCGGCGTGACGTTCTGTCAGGACGGCGTATTCCCCATCGTCGACGTGCCAGCGGATGTAGCCGAAGAAGTTGCGGCGCTCGTCGCGGGTCGGCCGCGCCGCGCAGTAGCGGGCCGCGCACGAAATCCAGACGTCGACGAGTCCGAGCGACCGGCAGGCCTGAAGCAGCATGTCGGCGGCAAAGGGGGAAAAGAGCGGTTGCAGGAATGCGGCGGCCTGCTGGGGTTCAGTACGCGCCACGACGCCGAGCTGCCGCGTCGCGCAGGAAAGGCGCCGGTCGTCGTCGCACGCGAGTTGGATGCGGGCGCGCTCGGGGTTGCAGCAGCAACGCTCGATCGGGAAACGCGGCGCCACTTACCTGCGGCCCAGTTTGGCCAGACGCCCGGCCGTCCGGATCAGGCGCTCGAAGAGGCGCTGGCCCTTGCGGCTGACCACCGTCAGCTGTTCCGCCTCGTTGACGTCGATGCGACGGTCGGCGACCGCGCGCACGACCTCCGATGCGACCTCACCGACATGCGCCTGCAGATGCAGCGTCGCGCGCGTGAGCGATTCGACATCGTGGTGATCGTCGGTGGCGTGTTCGGCCGCATCGACACTGCGCTCGGCAATCAGGCCGAAGCGCTCATTGAGCGCGTGTAACGGGTCGAGCGCGAATGGCGCGCTTTCCTTCTTTTCCTGCATCCATTCGATGAGCAGCTCGAACATCTCCATCGACAGGCGGTTTTCGCCCTCGCCGCGCAGACGCAGCCGCAACGATTCGGTGGCGATGCCCTTGCCACGGCGCAGGGTCAGGAAGTTCGCCGCGTCTGCCACGCCACCCGGCGTATTACGGACCGACGTATAGAGGACGTCGAGCCATTCGGTACCACTGTATCGGCACGTCATTGCAGCCCCGGTTCTTTGGATTGGGTGTTTTTCATTCTGTTTACCGCGACCCGGCATCCGTACGATGCGAACATGACCCGACCAGCGATAAATGCCATGCTCCGGAAACCGTCAGTGCGTCGCGTGAGTGCAATCGGCCGCCGCCGGTTGCTCCGCGCTGGTCGCGAAGTAATCGAACAGGGTTTGAACCGTGGAGACGCGCGGATCGGACACGATCCGGCAGGCGATCTTGGTCAGGGTCTGATAGGGCACCCCGCTTGCCCTGGCAATCTCCGGCCACGCGCCTTTTGCCTGATCCAGACGACGCAGGACGGTCGAAAGCATTGGTTCCTGATGTGCAGTCATGACTCGCGCTTTTAAATGCTACCGATTCGTGAAATATATCCGCATGCGGAAGCAAGTATAGTCGAAATGATTCCGCATAGGGAATTCCGTGCGTGGAATCATTACGGCATGAAAACGCCATTGAAGCGAGTACTCGCGAAAAACGTGAAGCGGCTTATGGGCTTGGTGCCGGAGGTAGCGACCCAAGCCAAGCTTGCCGCGCGGGCACACATGTCACAAAGCTCGGTCCACCGGATCCTGAACGAGGACACGGAGCCCGAAATCGAGACAGTCCAGAAACTGGCTAATGCGATCGGCGTGTCTGTGGCGGCGCTTCTCACCGAAGGTCAGGCGGACGAATTGCCGCCGTTGGCTCAGGAAAAGTATCGAGCGCTTCCCGTGGCAGAAAAGGAAAAAATCAGGGCATTCATAGACTTCGTGATCGCATCATACGAAGCGGAGAAGGCCGGCGTTCCAATCACTTTCTCGGAGAGAATGGAACCCACGCAGTCCTCGCGGGCTATCGCCCAAGAGCTGGCACAACGTGAAACATCAGACCATACGTTGACCAGCCATGAAAGAAAAACTGAAATTCGAGGAACACGCAAGAAAACGCGCAGCAGCTAGGCTTCGCCTGGTTAAAACTGACGCTGCCCCTTCGCACGAGCCATCGTACGTCCAAGACACTCATCTGCAAGCCCGGCAATCGCTATTTCGCAGCGAGATCGCTTCGCGCATGCTCGGACACGACTGCCCGACCACGGGAGCGCTCGTCCTGATCGGCCCAGATGGCGCGATCGAAATGTCAATCATTGGTGCCGAGCCCGAACAGTCGGACCTGCTTGCCGATGGACTCGATCAGCTCTCGGCCCGACTCCGTCTGCATGCCAAACGGCGCCCACTTCGCAACAAGATACGAGGCGCAGCCTCCATCGCGGCGCTCACTGCACTCGCCTTCTCTACGCTTGCGTTCGTCAACAGCATCGCGTGGATAGACGCAGCATTGTCGATCGCCGCCCAGATCACTGCAGCATGGCTCGCACAGCCTGACAAGCGCACGCACCTGTATCCGCCCACGGACCAAAAGTAGATCGACCCGAGTTGGCATAGCCAAAATAATCCGCATACGGATTGACATGCAATTCCGTATGCGGATATCCTTCGACGGAAGGCGCACCAATCCCGGACGCGCCCGACCCGGAGATTCCGCTATGAAAAGCATCGAAATGAACGGAGAAGCCCGCCAGTCGTGGCTTCGACGCGAACAGGGCCTGCCGACCGAGCCTGCGGACGGCTACACCGTGGTACGCCAAAGTGACTTTGAAAAGTCCAGGGTCTGGCGGGCGATCTTCATTGCTGCGGCGATTGCCGTGGGCATTGCGCTGTTCCAGCCCGCGCCCGCCGACGCGCCCACGGCCACCGCGCCGGCAAGGGCGACTGCCTGAACCGCGCCGCGATGGCCGAGCGGATTTCCGCCACCGACATCGACATCGCCCGTGAGTTTCGACTCCGCCGCGTCGCCGGTCCGGCCATCAACGCCCTCATAAATCCCGCCTTGCGCCTGTGTCTCAGGAACTGCGCCGAGTTGCGGAAAAACAGCACCACGCTGACCAACCCACGCCAGAAGGCAAACGTCTTGCCTCCGGCGATCCGGACTAACGCCAAATGCAGAGACTAACGTCCACGTTGCAACCGGAGACGGTACGTAGAGATACGATCCGCCTTCGAACCATCGTCAAGTACGACCCTATGGCTGCGCGTCCGACGACACTCATCCTCGTGGGGAAATATGTCGTCGCGCGAAAGCCCATAGCAGACAGCGTTCACACCCTTTACATGATCATGGACGGCCGCGACGTCGTCCGCACCCAGATCTCCTATCCCACTGCCGCCGACTGCGAGGGCGCTATCAGGGCGGCCGCAAACGCGCGGACGGAAACCGCGCGTGCGCTTGCAAAGGCGAAAAAGTCGAGCAGGAAAGGCTGGCAGGCGCGGCCGATGCGCGTGAAGGAG